AGTGGCAGATAGAGACAACAAAGCACTACGCAGATACAGTTGGACGTATCGGTGTACGTGCTATCAGAATCGCCGGTGAGACATTAAACCTACGGTGTCCCTTAGACGGTGAATATAGAGTAGGTAACAACTGGGCAGAAACCCACTAGGAGAAACATTATGTCTGCAAATAAACTACCACCCATCACTGTACGCGGAACTGTTTACTGGTGTGAGCGTAACAAGCTCAACAAGTACAGTAACAAGTATCAAGTGCAGCTTGGCAACCTTAGCGATAAAGCTATCGAAGCCATTGAAGAGATGGGTATTGCACCTAGCAACAAAGGTGATGACCGTGGCTTCTTTATCACCATGAAGTCTAACAACCCTATGCGCTTGACTGACGCTGACGGTGTTGAGATACCTGAAGATGTACTTATCTCTAACGGATCAGAAGCAATCGCTGTTGTAGGTTATTACGATTGGTCTGTTGGTACTGGTCGGTCGCCTTCCATGATTAAGATGAAGGTTACAAACCTGATTGAGTACACTGACAATTCTGTATCTGAAGCGGAAGCGTTGTGATCCTAATCGACGGTGACATCGTAGCTTATCGTTGTGCTTTCAAGTGCAATGATGAGTCAGCTAAGACTGCCTGTTATACTACGGGCAGTTTCTTATCTGATCTGGTCAGTGATCTATACACTAAGATAGATGGCGAACCAGAGTACCGTGTCTACCTAACAGGTAAGGGTAACTTCCGTAACGACATAGCTGTTACTGCGCCTTACAAGGGCAACCGTAAGGACAAGGAAAAGCCTGTACACTTGCAAGCAATACGTAAGTATCTTATTGAAGAATGGAATGCTGTTGTATCAGAGAACGAGGAAGCTGATGACTTGATTGCTATCGACGCTACCCCTGACAGCATCATTGTTAGTCTTGATAAGGACTTCCAACAAGTACCGTGCAAGCACTACAACTTCAACAAACGTACGCTATCTTCTGTTAACGAGAAAGAAGGGACGCTTTTCTTCTACCGTCAAATCATCATGGGTGACAAAGCTGATAACATTGTCGGCGTGTATGGTATCGGTGATAAGAAGTCTCAGAAACTCCTTGAAGGTTTGTCAGAGATAGAGATGTTTAACAAATGTGTTGAGTTGTTAGAGTCTGAAGAGCGTGTCATCGAGAACGCTAGACTGCTCTGGCTGCGTCGTGAACCTAATCAAACATGGGAAAGACCAAGTGAAGAGAACGAGACGTAACATACCCAAAGGCTATGACAGTTGGTTTGAGTATGATCTTCATAGTAAGTTTAAACGGTGTGAGTACCATGTTAACAAGCTAACGTACACTCAGGTTAAGACGTATGAGCCTGACTTTGTATATTACAGTGGTGGTTACACTATATATATCGAAGCTAAAGGGAGGTTTCGTGATAGAGCAGAAGCGAAGAAGTATGTCGATGTTAGCCGATGCCTTGGCGCGAAGGAGGAGCTGGTCTTTGTCTTCCAAAACCCAAGAACAGCCATGCCCGGAGCAAGACGTAGAGCTGACGGGACAAGATACACAATGCAAGAATGGGCAGACAAGCAGGGATTTGCATGGTACACCGCAGAAACCTGCCCTGTCGGATGGAGCAAAAAGCAATGACTAGACACTTAGTAATACCTGATACTCAATCAAAACCCGGTGACGGTGTTGAACACATGTACTGGGCCGGTCAATACGCAGCCGATACAAAGCCTGACGTTATCATACATCTGGGGGATCACTGGGACATGCCAAGTCTCAGTAGCTATGACGTAGGTAAGAAGTCCTTTGAGGGACGACGGTATACTCGTGACATAACAGCAGGTCTGAACGCTATGGAACATTTCCTAGCACCTATCAGAGAGGAGAAGAAGCGTCTTCGTAGTAACAAGAAGAGGACATGGAACCCTCGAATGGTATTCCTGTTGGGCAATCACGAACAGCGTATTGAAAGAGCTATAGAATCTGACGCTAAACTAGAAGGGCTAATGAGCTATGATGACTTCAAGCTGGAGAAAGGTGGATGGGAGGTTGTGCCTTTCCTTCAACCAATTGTCATCGACGGTATCGCCTACTGTCACTACTTCACCAGTGGTGTCATGGGTAGACCAGTCACGTGTGCAAAACTCATGTTGCAAAAGAAGTTTATGTCGTGCATTATGGGACACGTTCAAGACCGTGACATAGCATACGCTCGTAAGGCAGACGGTACTAACATCACTGGTTTATTTGCTGGTATCTTTTATAACCATGATGAGGAGTATCTTAACCCTCAAACAAATGGTAGCTGGTCAGGTATTTGGATGCTTAATGAAGTCAACAACGGGTCGTTCGATGAGCTACCTGTTAGCATGAACTATCTTAGGAGGAAGTACGGATGAGTATTGACAACGCCACCCCTGCTGACTGGGATGCACTAACAGCACTGAATAAACTTTCTATCAGGAAAACACCCGACCCTGTTGAACAACCCGACCACTACAACAAGGGTGCGATAGAGGCCATTGAAGCTATCAAAGCGTCCATGCCGGATAACGAGTTTAACGGTTATCTCAAGGGTAACGCACTGAAGTATCTGTGGCGATACGATTACAAAGGTAAACCCGTTGAAGACTTACGTAAATGTAAGTGGTATATTGAACGACTAATAAAGGAAATGAATTAATGGACGCATATCAACAGTACATACATAAGTCCCGCTACGCTCGTTACTTACCAGATCAGCAGCGCCGTGAGACTTGGGAAGAAACAATCGACAGGTATCTAAACTTCTGGATTGAGAAGGGTAAGTTAACACTCGAACAAGCTAACGGTATCTTTAAAGACATTCACGACATGGATGTTATGCCTAGTATGAGAGCGTTAATGACTGCTGGTGACGCCCTTGACCGTGACAACGTAGCTGGATTCAATTGTAGCTACCTACCTATTGACCACCCTAAAGCGTTTGACGAGATGATGTACGTACTTATGTGCGGTACAGGCGTAGGCTACTCTGTTGAACGACAATACGTATCTAAACTACCAGAAGTAGCAGAGGAATTTCATGATACCGATACCGTTATACATGTCGCCGATAGCAAAATTGGATGGGCTAAAGCTTACCGGGAACTTATTAGCTTGTTGTATTCAGGCCAACTTCCAAAATGGGACGTGTCTGGAGTACGACTTGCAGGGGCAGCCCTTAAGACCTTCGGAGGTAGAGCATCTGGTCCAGAGCCTCTTGTCGATCTGTTCAACTTCACAGTCAGCGTCTTTCGGGAGGCTGCTGGACGTAAACTTAGCTCCATCGAATGTCATGATATCTGCTGTAAGATTGCACAGATCGTTGTCGTCGGCGGTGTACGCAGGTCCGCTCTCATCAGTCTGTCTAACCTCACTGACGATAGACTCCGAAGATGCAAGTCAGGCCAGTGGTGGCAAGATAATCCTCAACGAGGACTAGCAAACAACAGTGCTTGTTATACAGAGAAGCCAGACTTCGAGGCATTTTTAAATGAGTGGAAAAGTTTATACGAGTCCCGTTCAGGAGAGCGAGGTATGTTCTCTAGAGTCGCAAGTCAAAAGCAAGCTGCAAAGAACGAGCGACGAGATGCTTCCTATGATTTTGGAACTAATCCATGTAGCGAAATCATCTTACGGCCTAACCAATTCTGCAATCTATCAGAAGTTGTTGTCAGGTCAACCGATACGCTCTCAGACCTTAAACGAAAAGTACGTACTGCGGCTATCCTTGGAACTTTACAAGCTACCCTGACAGACTTCCGTTACCTGCGTAAGGTATGGCAGAAGAACACTGAAGAGGAAGCACTACTGGGTGTTAGCCTAACAGGTATCATGGATCATCCAACCCTATCAGGAAGGAGAGATAAAGGTGTTCTTAAAACGTGGCTTACGGAGCTTAAAGAGGAGTCTATTAAGACTAACGCAGATTGGGCTAATCGTCTTGGTATCAATGTTAGCACTGCCATTACTGCTGTTAAGCCTTCCGGCACTGTTAGCCAGTTGGTTGATTCTGCTAGCGGCATCCACCCTAGATACTCAGATCAATATATTAGACGAGTCAGAGCAGACGCAAGAGACCCCCTCTGCACCGTCCTTGAAGAGGCTGGAATCCCCGTAGAAGACGATGTTATGTCACCCAGTACCAAGGTATTCTCCTTCCCTATAAAGTCTCCTGACGGGGCTGTAGTAGCCTCTGAGATGGGTGCTATGGAACAGTTAGAACTGTGGGAGATTTATCAGGACTACTGGTGTGAACACAAACCGTCAATGACTTGTTATTATAGAGACGATGAGTTTCTTGAAGTAGGTCAGTGGTTGTATAACAAGTTCGATAAGATCAGTGGTGTGTCGTTCTTGCCATACTCAGAGCATACCTATCAGCAAGCACCTTATGAGCCTATTGACTTAGAGACTTATGAGAAGCTGAAGGAAGAGTTCCCAGAGACTATTGAGTGGAACATCTCTGAGAACTCTGACATGACTGAAGGATCACAGACGTTAGCCTGTACTGGTAATAACTGCGAGATTTAATCAGTAAATAAACGACCCCTGCCTAGCTGATCTTGGATAACAGGGGTCATTCTTACTATACGATCTATTGTTGCTACACCGGGCGTGTAAGTTTGAGCTGCTTTAAGTAATCCTTCAGGATCTTGCTCAGTAACTACATCAGAAACCCCTCCTAAAAACTTACCAGCAGCCGTAAACGGTGCAGGCACAATTCCGAAAGGTGAGCCACCATACTCTTCTGCTCTCATGTTATATGAACCGCTGGAGATGTTAGAAGAAAGCTGATTAAATGTCGCACTAGCTACACCTTCAGGAGTAAACACATCCTCAATATATTTATCGTTAGTAAAATCAAGAGTTTTACGAGCGTCGTCCCAGATACCGGCAACCACACCAAACAAGGCAGTGTACTTAGCACTGTGTAGCATTGCAGACTTAGCAGCCTCTACGCCTTCCTTGCTGTTTAAACCTTTGTCTTGAACTTTAAGGATGTTTAAACCAACTTCTGTACGTAAGTTATTCATCTGTCTATTCATATAAGACAACATGCTATACATGATACGGAAGTTTGGATTTTCGTTATATGATCTAGGCATCGCACTTGAGCTAACAGGTTGCCACTTGTTTAACGAAGCACCAGCAAAGTTAACTACCCAAGGATTAGATACCTTACCTTCCTTTAGAGCCTCAACAGTTTTGTTAAACTCAGAGTCTGATAAGCCACGCATACCGGGATGCTCTCGAAGTTTTTGTAAAGACTTTTCGTCACCCTTTTTGGATAGGTTCATACCACGCTTAATAGAAGAGTTAGTTAAAATTTCTTGACTCATTCTGTTAACATCACGAACACCTGACAACGTATAAGCAGCCTCTCCCACCTTATCTACAACGTTTACAACGGCTTTAGGAAGAGCAGTGTATCTTGCAGTTTCTACACCTTCTTGGTATGTTTTTTTAGCGGCGTTCTGTACTTCACCCATGTAGTTATCTAAACCTAATTGCCTATTTGACAACCACTTCCTGCCTTCTACCGCGCCAAACTCTCTGTTAAACGTAGCGAGTACAGCTTTAGGGACTGTTTGTAGCCAAGCCTTTATGCCGTTTTGATAAACAGGGGAGTTAAAACCCTCGACAAAGTTAAGAATAGCGTTACTGGGATTGGCTAATAAAGCAGCAGATATTCCTCGCCTAGCAGTAGCACCTACCGCATCACCGCCTACCTTAGATGCTATGAGTACACTACGTAAACCGTCTCTCAAGTTATCAGCAACAGCAGAAGGATCAGATACGTTACCCTGTCTTGCTGCCTGTTGACGTGCTTCATCTCTGACTTTCTTAATAACAAACTCTAAACGAGACATTGGTTTAGTATTAAGAACAATAAGCTTTCTAGCTTCGTCTTCGTACTTAGACATGTCTAAATTAAAACGACTAGCAACAACACGAGCCGCTGCAATATCTTTAGCCATGTTCTTCAAAGCTTGAACCGGGCTATCATAATCAGATGCTTTTGTTGTTCCAGACTTGCCTGTAATGTTTATCGTAGGAAAGTAATCATCAAAGTCTTTGTAAGGAACAAAGTCTAACTCTCTTAAAACCTTTGACTCTAGTTCTAAAAGATCTACAGCCCTTTGTTGTTCATCTGTTTTTGCATAACGCTTTGCAAATTCAAACGTAGTTCTGTTAGGCTCGTCAATAGTTTTGTTCATACGTAAAAACAAACCTTTAAAGTTTGAATCATCCTCAAACAGTTTGTTCATAAACGAAAAGTTATCTTCAAATGCTACATCAATATCGTGTAACTCTGATCGAACCATTGTCTCAGAATCTTCTACAAGCCGCGCAGCCCTGACACCTACGTTTTTTTCAATCCATTCTTTTTCACCTAACAGCAAAGAACCTGCTAATCTACTGCCTTTTTTAGGGTCGTCATGGATGCTCTCAGGAATATCAACATCGTCATCAACTACTGATGTAGACTTTCGTGTATGGGTGCTAGTGTCTAAATCGCCTGTACCAGAAGCAGCGCGTCCACGATTAACAAAACCTTCAGCGCCGCCTATGTCTACTGGAGCATCTTCCTTTTCAACAACTCTACGCAAAGGCTCTTCTGTTATTTCGTCTGCACCTTTGGTTAAAAAACGTCCAGCAACGCCACCTAAAGCGCCGCCTGCACCAGCACCAATAGCAGCACCAGTTAAACGCTCTTCGCCTTCGCCACTTAAGAAACCGTATGCAGCACCTTCAGCAGCACCTAGACCAGCAGCCTGAGCAGTCCGTGCAGCTTTACTAGCACCTTGGCTAATCTTTGCAAGACCAGCTCCGGGTATGAACAAAGACCCAATTAAACCAGCACCAGTAATAGCACCAGACATTAAAGGGTTTTCTTCTTCAAACGCAGATAGCTCTGATCTAGATTGACCAATAGCCTCTTCCCAGTTTTCTGCTTCTCCTACAAGTAAACGTATAGTAGCGTCTAACTCGTCACCCACACCTATAGCAGACTCTACAAAGCCTACGGCACCGGATCTAACAGCACTGTAATCATCACCCTCTTCGTCTACTGCCTTACGCTCATACCAAGGAATGTATGCAGAATCAGGAATAGACTCATCACCACTGTATTCGTACCATTCTTTAGCCATGATTTACCTCAATCAAAAAGTAACTCAATAATTTTAGCGTTACTAACACCCATGTTTTGAAAAGTACGTCTAATTTGAGCATCGCTTTGTCCATTAGCTCTAGCCGACTCTACAGCTTCTTTAGATACAGGCTCTAAAAACTTAGGTTTTGTAGGCTCTGTTGGCTCTTCTATAGTTTCTCCAGTTATACTAGCTCTTCGTCTTTCTAAAACAGTAATGTCTCGATTGTACAAAGATAGATTTCTATCATTTAATTCTTTTCTAGCTAGTTCGTAAAACTTTGCTTTCTGAGTAACAGGGAGTCTGCTGTAATCCTTATTTTTTTCAAGAGCCATAGCCTCTGCTGTGTCTTCTATTTCTGATTCTTTAGGAATAACAGGTCCACGACGAGCCAGCTCTTCTAGGTCGTTATCAATACCACGTATTGTTCTGCTATCTTCCTGTACATTATTTAAGGCATGACGATCAACTAAACTTTCAGCCTTTTTAATAGCTGCTTCTGCTCTATTTTTAGCTGGTTCATTAACCCAACCGGTATCGTTTCTATACTGATTTTGTAGCTTTTCTGCTATTTCTAATTCGCTTTCTACCATTACTTTTAATTTTTCTGGTAACGTTTGTATATCTTGACGGATCACACTAACATCGCCCGTTATATCAAATCGTCTTTCGATCCTCGCTCTTTCCCGCGCTTGAGTATTTTCAATAGACCTTTGCATTACTTGAGAAAGTCTTTTAATATCTTCAGCATGCTCAGGATTAGCCTTTAGTAAACTTTCAGTAGTGGTTTCTAAGGAATCAAAATCTTTTACTTGAAACAACTGATTAGAAAACTGTTGAACGGCTTCGTCATCAGCAGCTTCTTTATTAATTCTATCAAGTTGAGCCGCCTCTACAACAACGTCTTCAAACATTCCTTCAAAAGAAGAAAGATCTATGGTAGGATTAGCTTCTTTGATCCTATTAAACTCTGTTTTCATCTTAGCTAAAGTTTGTCGTTTTTGTTCAGGCTCTAACTGCTTGTTAGATTGTACAGCTAAAGCAGCTTGACGAAGATTAGCTACTTCTGACCGAACTTTATTTTGATCGGTTGTTTTTTTCTTTGCACCCATAACAGAACCTACTCTAGACAAAGAAGATCTAATCTCCTCTGCAAGCTCAGGATTTGTTTGAGTAATTTTACTAAAGGAAGCCACTGCCTTTTGATACTCTTCTGGAGTAAGTGTTCCTGACATTGCTTTTTGCTCTAGTTGAAACAAACTAGATTGTATAGATCCTTGGTTTTTTTGCTCTTGCATTTTTCCCGGAAGCTCCGCTGCTTGACGCGCAGCAGTAAACAAACCCTCCTGATAGGAAGGCTGTAACAAACCTTGTAAAAATGTTTGTGAAAACTTAGCCATGATTAGCCTCCGTATCCCATAAACTTAAGAGTTTCAGCAGCTACATCAGCAACATTAGGCTGCTTTGGAGCAGTTAAGGAACCTCGTAACAAGTTAGCACCAACACCACCTAATAGATTAGCTCTTGCTTGTTCTGATATAAGCTGTGCCTCAAGACCTGACATAGTAGCTTCACCAAACAAACCAGCACCTTGTAACTGCGCTTGTTGTTGCAACGCCGCCAACTGTTGTGCAGGTTGAGTAGCCGCCATAAGTTGTTGCTGAGGTATGTAACCAGAACCAAGGAACGTCTGGCCTAGCTGTGCCTGTTGCATTTGTTCTGCTTGCGCCTGCTGCATAGCCCCTAGCATGGCTCTGTTACGTGCTTCTTCTTGTGCTGTAGACATAGCCAACATTTCAGGAGTAGCTCCACCATAAGCAGCAGAGCTAGTACCAAGCCTGCCTTGAGCAGCTAGTCGTTCCTCTAAAGCAAGACGTTGACGTTCTTCTTCAGGACGTTGTGTTCTACGCATACGCTCAAAGATAGCTTGCTCACGAGATTCTCTAGGTTGTGTTGCTTGACCAAAGAATCCACCAGCACCTCCTAAGAGTTGATTTTGTAACGCAATTTCTTGAGGAGATAAACCCATAGTAGTTTCAATACCACCTTCAGGAGTAACTCTAGTACCCATATCAGCACCAGTAGCAGTAGTCACGGTAAAAGGTCTAAACTGTGTTTGTTGCATTTGCTGTTCTGCTAATGCTTCAGCCCCTAGTCTAGCCTCTTTCCCTACGTCACTAAGACGATTATAAGCTGACCCTGTTAATAACCCTCCAAGAACGCCGGGAAGAGCTACTGATGGTTGAGATATAAAGTCAGTAAGGTCTCCTAAAAAACCGAACAACCCCCCTGATTCTGTATTTTCTTCTGCCATTGTTCTCTCCTAGTTAAAGTAGCTTTCCTATCAAAGCCATTACGTTAATCTCCTGTAGTGACAAAGCAAAGCCATCTATTTCTGACTCTAGTCCTACCTGCACACTTGTGCCGTACCCTGTTGTGTTTAGACTACGTTGGTTAGTTAATTGACCAGCCGTAAACTCTACTGTTGTGTACTCACTAACACCATAAAAACCTGTAATCTGAGTACCTATTGTAAACTCTGCTGTTGCATACGTTGTGTCAAAGTCATACGCCCACTTCATAAACACTGTTGCGTCGTTTGCACCTACCAGAGTAGGCTTAAGCTTTTTAAGTATCTTAACTCTAGAGCTGTCACCAAAGGTTAAGCTTGGACTATAGTACTTAAATCTGTAACCAGTGCCGTTGTCACTGTAGCCTGTATATGTGCTAATACCGTTAGTAGTGCCTATATACAACGTACCGTCAGTTAAACGTGTAAACGATGTAAACCCAGTAGACGGCCAACGAGTAACACGATATGATCCGTTTTCTAATGTACCCCTTACGTCAAAACAATACGTTACATCTTGACTTGTAAACGTAAGTAGATAAAACCCTTCTTCTGGGCTATAGACAGACCTAAAAAACTCTGTCTCGTTTTGTAGTGCAGCAATTATGTCTTTACTAATATTGCCTGACAGACTGCTAATAGGCATTGACTTTTCTTGTATTGTTCTGCCAAAGCTCTTAAGACCAGTATGTGACAAAAACAACAAGTCAGTACCTGTATATTGCACGGTGTCTCTATTGACACAACCAATGCCTGCTACAGTGTCTGATAACGTCATAGACGCAGGAGAGGTAGCACCTTCGTAAACAATAATGCTGTGCTTACCAAAGATAATTAATAGATTGTTATGTGCAGCTAACGATACAATCTCATCATAACCGTCAGGCCATACTTTAGATATATCAATGTTACCGCTAGAACCACCTGACCAGTGAATACCGTTTAACAAGTCAGACCAGTATATTGTAGACTTGTCCGTGTTAAAATCTGCTGTCCAGAGCCTACCGTAAGCCGCTAGTACCTCATTACCGTACATAGTGCTAGCAACACCGCTAGAGTGCGTATGATCGCTCATGGCTTCTACAGCGCCAGAGGTGTTGTCATACACTAAAGGCTCAAAGCCTCTTTGAAACATATAGATTCGGTCGTTAAAGTCTACAAGCTTCCAGTTGTCTGCGGTAATGCTATAGCCAGCAGGAGTCTCGTCTACTAACGTAGTTGTACCGCTAATGATCTTGTTGTTACCTACAGAAAAAACCTTAGTGTTTCCTGCGTTGTCTCTAAACTCTTTAATAGCACGTAATGAATCAGTCCCTAGTACAGTCTTGTTAGTTGTAACAACAGTGTGGCCCTTACGTGCAGCAATACGACCACGTTTGTCAATCACAGCGTTGTCTGCAATCTCAGCAAACGACGGGTCTTGCGCTAGTGGCGAGTCTTCGGTGTTAACACCTTTAAACGCCGGAGCTACAAGATTGATACTTTTAAGTTCTTGAGCCATATCAGATAGTCCTAAAGATCATCTCTTCTGGGTGTTTTGCTGCGTCAATAGCAACAGCGTCAGACAAAAACTTGTCAGCAATAGCAAAGTACTCAGCAGTAGAAGTACCTCCTGTTTCACCACGTTCACGTGCAAGCAGTGCTACTGAAAGATGTACTACAGGCATTGTAGGTACAAGAAGAACATCATCATTAGCACTAAGATCTGCTTGTCTTTTAATAACATTAAACCTTAGGCTGTACACACCGTCTGGCTTAGGACTAACAAGAACTTCAGTGTCTCCGTTAGCGTCTAGCCCGTTGTACGTGTAGTATAGGGGTGAGCCTTCTGATGCATTAAGTAAATAAATTTGCTCATTAAACCAGTCTTTAGTTTGGTAGTTCATAAAGCAGTTCTTAGTGTCGTTAAGAACGGACATGACTTTTACATTGTCGCTGCTGCCAGTTAGTGAATAACTGTTGTCTGATGCAGCAGTAGTTACTACAATAGTGTCACGCAAAGCAGACCAATCAGTTGCTTCTTCTACGAGCTTCTTAGCGTCGTTTATAAAGTCACCTACCATTTTAACATAAGTAGTGCCGGTTACTGACGTGGTTTCTTCTTCACGTAAGCGACGTAATACATTATTCATTAAATTAAGATACGTCATACCAACATTCCTCGTGTACGTCTAATTAGTTTTTGACTTTCTTCGTTGTAGTCTATTGCTGGTGTTTTAATAGCCAAAGGAACTATTTCTGTTCTTCTGGGCGTAAGACCTTTCATAAATTCTTTAAAAGGAACAGGCTCAGGTGTTCCTCCACCTATACCTGCAAAACCAGATCCCATAGCACTTAACAAACCTATATTCCCTGCTGTAATTTGCTCTTGTAATTCTGCTTGTTCTTCACCACGAATTCTTTCATATTCTTCTTGGCGTGTTAGTATTTCCTCACGTTGTTGTTCACCAAGCCCCAACCGAACATCCGTACTTTGCGCATATTGTGCCAACGCTTGAGCTTGACTAATTTGACCCTGTTGAAGCGCCTCAATATTTACATCAGTTCCTTCAAACAGTTCCTCAACATTTTCATTCTGAGCTTGAAACTGAGCAAACATATCAGAACTTAGTTGAGTAATATCTGCGTTAGCGACAATAAGAGCTTGCTGTAAATTCTGTCGTTGTTGCGCTGCTTCAGAAAAACCAAAACCAGTAAACTCTTGTAAGTCACTAATGTCTTGGCTTAAGTTTTGTTGTACTGTATTTAAGTTAAGGCCAAGAGACGTTAGCTGGTTTTCTAAGGCTCCTGTTTGTGAAGACATTTCTTGTAGTATTGCTGCATCACCGCCTGTAATTTCCGCTAATAATCTAGCTTCGGCCTCGTTTAATTGTACAGCTTGACCTTGAGACTGAAGTTGCAACGCATTGTATAAGCCTTGCTCAATTCTAATACGGTCTTGTTCAGCTTGTGTAAGTTGTTGTCCTACAGTCTGCTCAAACTCATCAAAACGTCCTGATACATCTTGCTGCAAAGATATAATATCAGTACCAAGCATTTCTAGTTCAGCACTAAGACCACCTTCTACAGCTGCTAGTGACTGTATAAACGATGCCTCAAGACCAGTAATACTGGATAAGAATTCTGCTTCTTGGTCACTAAACTGTGTAGCAAAACCGTTAACAGCGTCGTCAAACCTGTCATTAAGATCACTAAATTGACTGCTTACGTCTGTCTGAAAAACAGCAAAAGTGTCTTCAAACTGATCAAATCTACCTGCTACATCTGATTGAAACTCAGTTAAGTTAAACCCTAAGGTTTCTAACTCACTTCTTAAACCGCCTTCTGTAGCAGCTAATTGTTGCAGTACTGATGCTTCAACCCCTGTAAGACCTGCTAAAAACTCTGCTTCTTGTTCTGTTAGTTGGACAGAAAGACCATTAACAGCACTATCAAGTTTGTCATTAAGATCATCAAAGCCAGCTTGTACGTTAGCAGAAGTAGCAAAACCAAAGCTGTCTACAATACCTCTGACGTCATCGCTCGATAAGCCCGGAGGAAAATCAATGTTAGCAATAGCTTCGTTGACTACACCGCTTACGTCGTCTAGAGATATACCAGCAGGTATTCCATCAACAGCTTCTTGGATTAACTGACGTACTTCTTCTGTAGTAGCGCCTTCAGGTATAACAATATTAGAAACAGCGTTGGTTACGATTTGTTCTACTTGTTCTGGTGTAGCATACCCAGCCTCTGCTAAGGCGAGTAACATACGGTCTTCTGTTACAAAGTTAGAGTTAGCTAAAGCATCAGTAATATCTTGAGGCGTAGCAATATCTGCATCTGCCAGTGCTTGTATTACCTGCTCTGGTGTAGCAAACCCAGCACCTTCAATAGCTTGTTGTACTTGCTCAGGAGTAGCAACACCCTGTAAAGCCTCTGTTAACTGCTCCTGTGTCAGATAACCAGCATTAGATAATTCTTCACGTATACGGTCAAAGTTCTGCTGTGACAGTGTAACGCCGTTGATTTCAAAGTACTCAGCAATGTCAGCCATTGTGGGCATTGCATCAAAGTCAGGCAAAGTCTCAACAAAGTTGTTGATAATAGTGTTTATCTGGTCTTGTTGCCCTGTAAACTCTTCGTCTAGTTGTGCTAAGAAGTCGGCAAACAAACCTTCTATATCGCTTCGGCTTGGCTCTGGATCAGGGTCCGGCTCAGGTTCAGGATCTGGCTCAGGCTCCGGCTCAGGTACGTCTATAGGCGGCTCAGGCTCCGGCTCAGGTACGTCTATAGGCGGTTCAGGTTCAGTCGGTGGCTCTCCTCTATCAGGGTCTGAAACCTGTGTAGGAATCTCAAAGTAATCGTCTAGTAAAAAGCCATACTTTGACTCATCATCCATCTCTTTCCAGTCACCGGGAATTATACCGCCTTCTTCTTCATAGCGGGTTCTTAAGTCCTCAAGAGAGTACTCATAGATGTCTTCTTCTAGTGCATGAAACGAAAGGTCATCTAGTAATGACTGATACGTACCAGAGCCTATGGTTTCTAAACCAGTGTTTTCTAGCTGCTCTCTGGTGTATTGACCGTTGAACTCAAAGTCAAGTTCTTCACTCTCAGCTAACTGGAAGTACTCATCGCCTTCACTGCTTACAAAGTAGTTGTCACCCCTGTTGGTAAACATAAGGGTTGGGTCAACATCAGGATCAGTACCTATAGGGATATCTGGATCTGGTTCTGTAGTAGGGGCTGGAGGAAATATTTGTGTTGTTGTTGCACCGCTTCCAATTAAAATGTCTCTAACTGAATTGTAAATATTAGGCAGATTTTCAATAAGAAGACCACCTAGTAAGTCAGGCATCCAGTTAGGTAACGCATCAGGGTACGAACCTGTAATAACTCCAGCTAGAACACCAGCAACACCTGTAGGATCTATTGTTGTTTCTGCTACAGGATTACCGTCTTCATTATAAACAATATTACCGTCTGCATCTCTTTCATAAATAATGTCGCCGTTATTGTCTCTTTTAGGCTTAGTAAAAACTTCTGTAATGGTGTCTCTAAGGCCTTCCCATTGTCCTCGTAACTCACCAGTTATTTCTTCTGCTTCTTGTACAACAATAGCACCGACTTGGCCTAAAATATCTTCTAAAGATTCGCCGCTTTCTATAGCGTCTCCAATTTGACCAGCAACATCGTTAACTCTATTTATTACGTTACCAACTGAAGGAAGAAAAATAACACCAGCAGTAGGCATCCAGTTAGGTAAAGACACACCGGGAATGTAAGGAACAATGTTGTCTAAAATATTATTAAGACCTGCTCCTCCGTCTATAATTTTACTTATGTCTATAGTAACACCAGCACCACCACGTAAGACAACTTTTTTATCGCCTACTGTTGTAATAGGAGAAGAAGCAGTTGTTCCTGCAAAGTTTGTTGCGCCTTGAGACACATAATCTATTGTGTATTTCCCAGTAGGTCCGGGAATATTTTGAATATTTTGAGGATTAGTTTCTAAAGTTTCAATTATTCTATCTGCTTCAGCAATAGAAACAGTTTTATCCCACCATTCAGAAACACCGTCTACATCTGAAAGAAAATCAATATTAAAAGCAACTAACTCATCAACAGTAGCTTCGCCTTTAGCATAACTATCAAACAATCTTTTTAATGCTTGACCTTCTTGAGCACGATAAACTCTGTCAATGTCTTCTACATCTTGATCTTCATAATAAACACGCAAGTAATCACTGAGAATTTCAAACCACTCAGTAGAAGTAAAATCACTGTTTTCAAGCCAAGCACGTTCTGCCATAGTTTACTTCTTCCAGTTAGCCAAGCCACGTAGGCCAAACGATGCCGCTACAGCCGCACCCAAGAAACCTTTGTACCACTCAGGCATAACGTTGAGTGCTTCAAAGCCCGACATTACTACAGGGACCATGCTAGGAAAAAACGCAAGAATACAAGGGATTGAAAACAAAATAGTAAACCACTCGTCTTTCCATGAGTTAGCTGAATTGTTCGCATGGATGTTTTCCCAGTTAGCGTCCTGCTGTATAGCTACCATCTTGGCTTCATGGACAGCCTTCTTTTCTTCGGACTTACGTTCAAAGTGTCCTGTAACCAACGATGCCAAAGGCCCAATAAGCTGCTGTATCATCTAAAGTACTCCGCAACGACAATACTAGCAATAATAAAAGGATAGATAGACATAACCATCTTCTCCAGCTTGTCAAACCTTTTTACTCCGTCGTCCATCTGTCGTTGAATCATTTCATAACGTACAGCACACTCTTTTTCATGCCCTTCAATACGTAATAATAGCTCTTCTGTTTTAGACATGTTATTATCCTAAAGGGTTGACAACAGAGTCTAGACCATCCCAAAGATCATCTATCTCTTTTTGTATACGCTTAAGTCTCTCATCTGTTTTACTAAGTGACTCTACTTTATTTTCTACTCTTAACACTGATTCTGCATTTGACTTTTCTACTGTTGCTACACGATCACGTAAGTCCAACAAGTCCTTCTGAGCTTCCATAATAGCTTCTAGGTTTGTGCCTAGCTCAGCCAGCTTGCCCTGCAATCCTTGAACATCATTGTCATCCAATGACTGTTGCATGTTAGATATAGTTACCTCATACCCCTGTAAGGCCTGTAATTGGCTCTCACGCAAATCTTTGAACCTAGCCCCTAGAGTAGCACTGGTTGCCTCAGCAGTCTCTACAGCGTCTTCCTGAGCCTCTAAGCGACTAAAGAACTCTGAAGCCGTCCAGATGCCTCCTGCTAATGTAGACGCAAAGGATATGACAACTGCCACATAGACACCTTTAAACGACTGCCCACCAATGTTTAACTCTAGGTCATCAAGCGCCATTGATACACGCCTCGTAATCTGGAGCAAACCAGCAACCGCCTTCAGGTGATGTTCTGAAGAACTCTGTTTGCTGACCCTCTTCTATAATTGACTCAACAGTTACAAAGTAACCACTAAGCATTAACCCTTGTATCGTATTGCCACCATCAAATGACACCCATACGCCTTGCGTTGCTATGTCAAAGAAAGACGACGCCGCCTCTTCATAAGTCACACGTACGTCGTAGGCCATCTCGTCTGCCGCCGCGACTAGTTCTGCATCGTTAGCTACTGCCATGTACGCCGCCGCTACTTGTGCCGCTGACTCAACACTGTCTAACGCATCGTTGTACATATCGACTTCTGCATCTGCCAACATAACGTCGTTAGCTTCTATGTACTCTTGTAATGCCATTGCTTCACGTTCATCGCCAGCATTCTGTGCGTCCTGAGCCATCTCATTAATGACTACTACTTCTATGACTGCTTGGCTGGCTTGTACAAATGTATCAACGGCTATGTTGACTTCATTCATTGCTATGTCAGCTTGGTCGTCAAAGTACTCTTGAGCGCCAGGATCGTACGTATAGGTAGCATTCTGTACTGCCGCAATAGCTTGGTTATACGCAGACGACTTGTCGTACGAGATCTTGCCTTGGTCTACTGTACCCGTGTTCGCTATCTTTCCTTGAGTTGAATAGGATTGAAGACCACCTACAGCTTGTATGCCGTACTTAAAGCTGTCCCGTATAGACTGGGATGCGTTAACTAGAGTATCAATCTCGTTACTGTACGCTGGTGCGGAAACGATCAGAGACGCTAGTAATACTTTCAACCTCAGTTGTGTCATCCGTGTCAACTCCTAATAAGTTGTCGTACAGTTCTTTGTTATCTGAGTAGTCAGCAATGTGCAACTCAGGGTTACGTTTGATCTCTAGCAAAGCGTTCTTGCCTACTATTAACTTGCCACCTCTAGTAATTGGGCAAGGAGTAGCAGACATAAACATGGCCCTCCATACGTTTGGGTTCTGACACATTAGCGATACTGCCGCTACTTTCATTCCCATGTTGCTTAAAGTTATGGCGTCTCTACGACGGTTGCACTCGTTGTCTTGAGTGTACTTACCAGAAGAAACACCTACCCCTATAAGTTGTAAACCACCTGTAACACTTTGGAGACACGACTCAGTTCCATTAGACATTAAGCTTGGACTGATCGCTGTAGACACTGGCATACCACTTGAACCTGCACCGTTATAGGTCTTGTTCGTGTTGTAGCTACCGTCTACGTTGTCTCCGTTTACCTGCGTGTTACTGTTTAAGTCACCTTCTTGTGTGTTGTCCGGTAGTTCAGAAGGCAGTCCTTCTATCTCTACTTCGCCTTCAATCTGTTCTCTAGTCTGAGCAAGTCCAGACAGTGATAACGTCATCAAGGCAAACAACACAAAGTAACGCAT